ATGACGCAACAGAACAGCAGCTTAATCGCCTTCGCTGACGTGGAACACGCCTTGGCCGAGGGAGGACGTGCCTGGAACGCAGGCCGCATCGAACAGGCGGCAGCCGCCTTTGCCCATGCCGCCCTGCTGGCGCCGGAAAACGCCCAGGCCCATTCCAATCTGGGTGTGGCCCTGCGGCGGTTGGGCAAGGTGGACGCCGCCATCGCCAGCTATCATCGCGGTCTGGCCCTGACCCCCGACGACCCGGCGCTGCATTCCAACCTGGGCAACGCGCTGCGCGCCGTCGGCCGCCTGGAAGAGGCCGAGCACCACCTGAGCCGGGCCGCGAGCGCCCGCCCCGGCGACCGCTCGTTCGCCTATAATCTGGCGCTGGTGATCCGCGACCGCCGCCGCCACGCCGAGGCCCGCGACCACATGGCCGCCCTGCTGGCCGCCCATCCCGGCAACGCCGATTACGCCTGGGATCTGGCGCTGACCGACCTGTACCTCAAGGATTACCACCGGGGCTTCGCCGGGTACGAAGCGCGCTGGGGTCTGGCGCGCACCCCGCGCCGCGACCTGCCCGGCGAACGCTGGCTGCCCGGCATGGAACTGACCGGCAAGACCGTGCTGATCGCCGCCGAACAGGGCTTCGGCGACGCCCTGCAATTCGCCCGTTTCGTGCCGCTGCTGGCACGCCAGGGCGCCCGGGTGATTCTGGAATGCCAGCCGGAACTATCGGATTTGTTCGCCACCATCCCCGGCGTGGCCCAGGTGGTGGAAAAGCACGCGCCGCTGCCACCCTATGATCTGTGGGCGCCGATGATGAGTCTGGCGTGGCTGCTGGACGTATCGTGGAACACCCTGCCCGCCCCCGAAAGCTATCTGACGCCGCCCGGCCGTCTGGCAACGCCATTGGGACGGCCACCGGGCACCGCGCTGAACGTCGGCCTGATCTGGGCGGGCAAGACCACCCCGCGCGACCGTTCGTGGCCACTGGAAACCCTGCTGCCGCTGATGAACGACCCGCGCCTGTGCTGGTGGAGCCTGCAGATGGGCGACCGCACCGCCGATCTGGCCCGGCTGGGGGCCGACCATCTGCTGCGCGATCTGGCGCCGCGCCTGAAGACCTTCGGCCACACCGCCGCCGCCATGGCCGAGCTTGACCTGATCGTCACCATCGACAGCGGCCCCGCCCATCTGGCCGCCGCCCTGGGCCGCCCGACCTGGGTGCTGCTGCGCTATGTCTCGGACTGGCGCTGGCTGGACGAAGGCGAGGATTGCGCCTGGTACCCCACCATGCGCCTGTTCCGCCAGCCCGACCCCGACGATTTCACCGGACCGGTGGCCCGGATCAAGGACGCGTTGGGGGCAGTGCTGACGCAACGGGCCGGGGCTTAACGCGCCACCCCGGCTTTCTTCTCGGCGGTGCGCAGCCAGGACATGCCCAGCAGCGAGCCGACCAGCCCCAGGATGTCGCCGATGCCCATTTCCGGCATGGGCGGCAAGGCCGGTTGGCCCCACGCCGCCAGACACCACATGGCGGTGCCCAACGCGAAGCGCGGCAGGTAATAGACCGCCAACGACGCCGCGCACACCCAGCCGATCGCCGGGCGCCATCCGGCGACGAACACCGATTCGTGGGCGGCCTCGATCTTGTTCAATTCCACCTGCAATTCATCGGGGTGCTGGCGCAATTTCTCCAACACCGCCTGCGCCTGCAACCGCTCGGCATCGCTGGTGAACAGCTTGTCGAAAACATTGCCCAGGGCCTCGATGGGCTTGGCGATGGTCTCGCCGCCCAGGCCCAGGATGCTTGCCCAATTGGCCATGACAGAACCCTCCTCATGACATGAAAAAAGACGCCCCGCCCCCTGAACGGGGGCGGGGCGGCAAAAGGGGTTTCAGGAAACAGGAACGGGACGCAGCACCACCACGTCACCGTCCACCACCGGCGGCATCATTCCGGCGGACGAGGCCGAAGCCTCGACCCGCCGGATGACGTAATCGCCGGAGGTCAGCGGCAAAGCGGACAAATCCAGCGGCCCCAACACCGTGCCACCGTCCGGCAGGACGATGGCCTTGGCATTGCGGGAAAACCGCAGGAACTGCGCCCCCCGCGTGATCGCCAGCTCGAACACGACCTAACGGGCCGTGGCGGGGGCGACGCAGATTCCGCCGACCGGGCGGCCGATGGCGATGCGCAGATAGGTTCCACCCGCGTCGTTGCTGGAATAACCGGCAGTGCGGTACTTCACGCCACCCACGACCATATCCAGATCGTAACCGGCGTTAATTTCGCTGTTCGGCTTGTCCATGTCGAAATGCGTAACCATGGGATTGGTCGGCGCATGGGCGGTGTCGGACTGCATCCAGGCGCCGCTGTTGTCCAGACGCTTGATAAGCTGCCACAGTGGGACAATGCCCATGGCATCATAGGCACCATCGGCGCTGCCGTTGCCCTTGTAGCTACCGATCTCAAGCCAACCCGGCCGATGCGCCAACACCAGCACCCGATAGGTGCCGCTGGGAGCAGCAGACGCGATTTGGAAAGAGGCCGCGCCGAACGCGGTCAACGTGCCATCGGCCGTCGGCTGGGTGTTGCGGTTAAGCTTACCCAGCACCCCCGCCGTCATGTCCGGATGCCAAACATAACGATCACCGCCGCCCGCACTGACGCGGGTCGCGATCACCACAGCGCGGGCGGTGTTGAGACCGTGGGTGACCGTCGTGGCGGTGCCTTCGGTGTGCTCCACCTCGGCGGTGTAGACGCCATAGCGGGCGCCGACCCGCAGCCGATAGCCCACGTAATCCCCCGCCGCCACCAGCGCCGGAGCCGCCGCCTTGGCAAGGGCGTTGTTGGTCGCCCAGGCATGGCCCGGATCATCCGAGAACCGCACCCGCCAATCCTCGGATACGTCGCGGCGCTTGACGATTTCCACATAGGGGACGCCGTTCCAATGAGCGGTCAGGGCAGTCAACGCCCCGTCCATGTCGGCGCCGGTCGCCGCGACCTGCACGAATGCCTCGGACGGGTCCTTGATGTCGGGCTCGGGCAGGTTGTCGGTGCAGAGGGTCTTGAAGCCGACAGGGGGAGCATAGGCGAAGGGACGCTGGCCGAAATTGACAGTGATCTGGGATGCGCTCCCTAACGCCACCACATTGACGCGCGGACGCGCGCCACTCGGAACGTCTTTTACCGATGGATTGGTGCCTGCATCAGGCTTTCCATCATTCAACCACGTTCCGTTCTTCCCGAACCACACATACCCCAGAACCGGGTCATACGCCACCATCGCCACGTCACCCGACACCCCGCTCAGGGATCCGACAACGTTACCCTTGGCATCACGGATTTTATTGAGGCCAACCCACCAAGTCGCGACGCCGTCGACGGCACCGCTGTGGGGAGGAAACACCGTTTTAACCAAGCCAACTCCCGTGGATTGAGAGTTTACGACATCCAAACGTGCCTCGAAGTAAATCGGCACGTTCGCGGCGAGAGTCGCCACACCATTTCCGGAATCTGTTGTGGAAACGCCAGTGGCCGTCAGCCCTCCATTACTCACCGCAACGTTGCTCGGCCACTCGGCAAGCGGATTCAGCGTCGCATACACGTTGGTCGGCGTACTCGCCACACTGTCCTTGCCGCTGACGTCGAAGCCCTCGGCGGTCCAATGGTTGCCCTTGCCGCTGACGTCCTTGCCGGGGTTCAGCGGGTCCGAGAAATCCAGGAACCAGCCGTTGGGGCCGTACTGGTCCAAGGCAAAGGCCGGACGTTTCGGCACCCACACGCCGTGAATATTGAAAGCACCGAAATCCGTCACCGCCGGAACGGTGCCGTCCAGCCAGACGGTGTCGGCAAACAGACCGTCCGCGTATTGCGAATACGATCCACGATTGCCATAAGCCCCCAAAAGATCGGTGCCCCCCGCCAGATTGGCATCACCGCCGGGCCATCCGGGAGTCGGATAGATGGCCGAATAGAACGACCTGATCCGCACACCATTGAGGTAGAGCTGAAGATAATCACTTTCAGCCTCGGCATTGGTATCGACGATCGCCAATACGTCGTAGAAACCCGGACTGCGCAGCAGAGCGTTGGATTTGATCTCGAAGATATTCGCGACGCCACCTGCGGTATGGCGCAGGTACAGGCGGTCGTCGCCATCAATCACGATGTGCGTACAAGGAGCATTATTGGGATAATCCACGTTATACAACGTCTGTGGCGTACCAGGGGTTCCTCGTGTCACCAGGGTCCGGAAGGCGAAGGTCTGGCGGTTACCGGTTACGGTAATCGCCCGGGAAAGCCGCTGTCCGCCTTTGAAAAGCTGCGACTGCGCCACCTTGTAACTGGGCACATAGCATGCCGGCGCCACCGCCGGTTGGGTCATGAAAGGCATCATGGCTTAGGCTCCGCGCTGGGCGATGACCACGTCGAGCACGTCGCCCGAGCCGTCGCTGGTGACCCACAGCAGGTTGACGGCATCGGCCTTGGCCGACCAGTTGCCACCCGCCAGCTTGTAGCCGCTGGCCAGGGTCAGGGTGCGGCCGCCGGTGGCGTCCTGCTTGGCGACCACCAGGAACATGCCCGCCTTGCCGGTCAGGTTGGCGGGGAAGCCCAGGGTCAGGTTGGACGACTGGGTGACGGTGAAGACGTTGCCCGCGTTCAGGTCCGGGGTGACGGTGCCGTTGCTGACGGCCAGCACCACCGGCTTGGTCCAGAAACCCTTTTCCAGGACGGCCGAGACGTTCTTGTACAGAACGTTGCTCATGTCGGGCTGAGCGGCGGCGACCACCAGACGGCCCTCGGCATCCTTGGACAGGGTGACGTTGGCACCGGCCTTCAGCACGGCGGCCAGTTCATCCGCATCCACCGCTTCGGCGGCGATCACCACATGACCGGCGCCATCGGCGGTGACGGTGACGTTGGCGCCCGCCCGCAGCACCGCCAGAAGCTCGGTGGCATCCACCGATTCGGCGGCGATGACCAGACGGCCCGAGGCATCCTGCTGCAACGAGATGTTGCCGCCCGCCTTGAGCACGGCGGCCAGATCCGAGGCATCCACCGACTTGGCGGCAACCACCAGACGGCCATTACCGTCGGGGGTCAGGGTGATGTTTGCACCGGCCTTCAGCACGGCGGCCAGTTCGGCGACGCTGACATCCTGGCCGGTGGAAGCGATCCGCAGACGCTGCACACCGCCCTGGGTGACGGTTTCCAGGGTGATGTTATCGCCCGCCAGCAGCTTGTCGGCCAGATAGCCGCCCTCGGCATCCACCGCATTGATGCGCAGGTCGGAGCGGCGGCGCAGGGTGATCACCAGACCGGTGGCCGGGGCGGAGTCGAACACCACGGCGCCGCCGTCGATGCTGCCCTGGCCGCGAATGCAGTAATCACCGCTCTGCGGCACGCCGTTGACCAGCACCTGGCAATCGGCTTCGGTCTCGATGGCGAAGGGGAAGGGGAAAACGTTGCTGGTGCCATTGGCGGTGTATTCAACTTGCAAAGTCATGATGCTTCCTTTCATGAAAAAGGCCCGCCGGACGATCCGGCGGGCCTGAGCGGCGGCGAGGACAAGGTCACTCGACGCCGGAATAGAAGAGGTGCGCGCCGATCTCGGCCGAGGGGTCGCGGCCACGCGCCCACAGCGGCATCAGGCCGCGCACGTGGTAATGGGTGGCGCCATGGGTGGGGTCGTCCAGCACGCCGGAGACGGCGCGCCGCGCCACCCGCAGGCAGATGCGGAAGGCACGGTCGCGTTCGTCCACCGCCTCCAGCTTGGCGCGGTTGGGGTCGCCGGGATTCCAGCACGAGAACTGCCAGCGCTTGCGGCACACCGTCTCGACGGTATTGCCCCACCAGCCGCCCCGGCGGACGCGGTTCATCACCACCGCCGCCACCGCCTCGATGCCGCGCACGCTTTCGCCGCGCGCCTCGCCCCACAGGGTGCGGGCCAGCACGTCCACCGCCGAGCCCGGCCGGACCGGCGCGATGTCGGCCTCGGGGTCGGGTTCCATGTCGATGATCAGGATGGGATCGCTCATGGCCGCCCCCCGGCGCCGCTGACGGCGTCCAGCTTGGCCTCGATACGCACCAGATGTTCGGTCAGGCGGCGTTCCACGTCCTTCAGCGTGCCGGTGGTGGCGTAGGTCTTGGCCACCTCCAGCTTGTAGGCGGCCAGGGCCTCGCGCAATTGGCTGCCCGCCACCTCGACCTTATGATCCAGATCATCCATGCGGCTGTCGGCCTCGGACCGGCCGCGCCACAACAGCACGAACAGACCACCCAATGCCGGCAGCTCGACCGCCGTGATCCACCACGACAGGTCCAGTCCCGTATGTTCCATTGCGTTCTCCTAAATCTCGAAATCGGTATGGGCCTTCAGCACGCCGCCGCCCGGCCGCCAGTCACGGCGTTCGCCCACCACGCTTCCGGCCCGGCCCAGCCGCACCGGCTGCGACAGCAGACACCCGGCGACGGCGTCCAGGCCGTCATCGCGGCCGCGCCCGCCCGGTTGCCACTCGCGCATTTCGGCGATGAACGGCGTGGACCACAGCGAGCGGTGTGCCCCCAGTGCCCCGGCCGCCAGCACGGCATCGAAGGCATCGACGATGCGCTGGTCCTTGGCGCGGCTGGAATGGGCCTCGACCACCGCGCAGGGCAGGCCCGCCGCCGCCAGTTCCCGCCGCAGCAGGCCGGGCAAAAAACGCCCGAGGCCGTTGGTTTCCAGGGTGACGGCGGGCAGATGCAGCTCGCGTGCGAAGGCCGCCACCTGACGGCACAATTGCGTGGCTTCATCCACCTCGGTCTGGGCGGGGTCGTGTTGCAGGTAACGCACGCGGTGCAGCCAGTAGCCACCCTCGGCATCGGCGAACAACGCCGCCACCACCGAGGAATCGCCCTTGCCCGGCGCGCCATAGGCCGGGTCCCACCAGCACGACGCCGACACCAGCCGCTTGCCGTTCAGCGACAGCATGGGCTGGCCGTTGCCTTCGGCGTAGACCAGTTCGCCGTCGTACAGCCGCAGCCGGTCGGGATCGAGACGGCCATCGGCGATGTTGACCGGCCGCAACAGCATCTGGCTGTCGAATTTGTTAGGGCCGGTGCGGCGGCGGATGGCGGCCACCTTGTCGGCGGGAAAGCGTTCCGGCCAGGCGCTGCGCCCCTGGCCGTCCAGCAACGGAATCTCCAGCCGCTGGAACCCGGCCAGGAACGGCTGGGTCTCGCCCGCCTCCAGGCGCGGTTCGGCGGCATAGATGGTGTAATAGGAATGGGGCGTGCCGACGTAAAGCTGGGCACCACCCGGCACCAGGACGTAATCGATCTCGGCCAGACGTTCGCGCAGATCGGCGCGTTTGGGCGCGGTATCGCAGGTGTTGGGCACCTCGACGTCGTCGCAGATGATGATCTCGGCACGCGAGCCGGTGATGTTGGCGCCGATGCCCTTCGCCACCATGGACGGATCGCGCAACTCGCCGGGGCGGTTGACGGTGAACTGGTCCGAGGCCCAATGCTCGCGCCGCGGCGGCTTGAGCCCCTGGGTCAGGGGATGGCGTTCGATGATGCGCTTGACGTTGCGCACCATCTTTTTCGCCAGGGCGAAATCGGCGGCCAGCACCATGATGCGCAGATTGGAGTCCAGCATCAGAACCCAGGCGCAGAACAGGCCGACGATGGTGGATTTGCCGCTGGAGCGGAACGCCATCAGCAGCATCTCACGCTCATGCCCGCGCCAGCGCGCCGCCAGCCAACGCGCCATGCGCAGGTGATGGCGCGGCGTGGACTGGCCCAAGCGGGCGTTCCACACCCAGATGAATTCACCGAAATCCACCGGCGGCGCCCGCCGCCCGTCATCGGGGGGGCCGTGCATGAAGAACCTCCTTTGGCAAAGAAAAAGCCCCGCCTTCCAGATGGAAGGCGGGGCCACAGAAAAACCGGCGCCTAACGGGCGGTCGCCGGGGTCACACGCTTGGCACCCAGGGGATGGGCGGCCCAGGCGGCGGTGATGTAGGTCCCGCCGTTGGTGTTCATGGAGGTAAGAGTGTTGCGCAGCTTCACACCATCACACAGCAAATCGACGGCATTGACCGACTTGGAGTTCTCCTGCCCATTCGAGTTCGCCCACAATTGACGAACCGCCGGGTTAGACGGGGACCGGGCAAGATCGTAAACAGTCCAATCGCTCGACGTGTTCGTCTGCTTGAACATCACTTCACCGGGGGTGAACCCCAGCCAATCGAACGGACCATCCTCCGCCCCGTTACCCGTATACGCCCCGAACTTGCTGAAGCCCGGCACTTCGGACCAGATGTAGAAAACGGCTTTGGTCGAGGGATTTTTCCAGGACGATCCAAGCGTGATCTGCGTCGCGGTCGGCGCGGTGTTGTTCCACATATTGGTGTAAGTCGTAGCTCCGTCCGTCGAGTTGAGTTTCAGATAGGAACCCGAGCCGACGCTGGCGTGATAGGCATACCAATGGTCGGAAAGATTGCGAATTTTCCCGACAAAAAACTTCGGAGCCACACCGTTGTTGTGCAAAACGGTCTGCGTCGAAACGTCTGCGGTATCCAGCAAAACGATATCGAACCCCGCCTCGGGCGCCACCCGCCACGCCTCGACCAGATAGGTTCCGGCGGCAAACGAGGACCCAAGAGTGCACATTCCGGAAGAATTGATCGACGACAACCGTTGCGTCTGTCCGGTCAGTTCCAAATCCAATTTGTCACTGAACAGCGCCTTATCGATTCCCCGCACGGTATCGATCCAGTTCCAGCTCGAACCGGCGGCCAGGCCCTTGATCCGGAACAGCGTATGCGAGCCGCCATTGGCCGGGTCCGGGTTCCAGCCCAGGGTAAAGGTGCTGCTGGTACCGTTGTGCGTCACCGACTGGCAGGCATAATACTTGCCCGGCTGCTTCGCCGCCGCGCTGACCGGTGTCGGCAGGTTGGCGGTGCACAGGGGCTTGAAGCCAGAGGGGGGGACATAGCCGCGCTGGCCAAAATCAACCGTGATCGTGGCGAGCGCCGATGCAGCAGTGGCTTCCACCCATGGCCAGAACGATTGCCCGGTCAGCCCGGTGAAGGTGGGATTAGTCCCCGCCACGGGATCGCCGCTACCCTGCCACGTTGTCATAGAGCCGTTATAAATCCCAACCCAAGCATTGCCGCTGGTCGCATCAAACGCAATATCAATGGCCTGCCCAACAGAAACAGTGGAGCCAAACACCGCGCCAGCCCCCGCGCTGTAACGCTTGCCCGTATCCTCATAAACATACACCGATGAACTTCCGGCTAGGGAGGTTCCTGTTGGCGTGAAGTCGGACTTCGCCAAACCGACAGCGACGCCGGTAGCGCTGCGGCTGGTGATCATGGCGCGATACGCATACTTGCCGGTAGTCGGAAACGGCATGGTAGCGAGGCTAGAATAATTGGAGACCGCCCCAGCAGACGAACCACCCGTAGTCACCGCCAAGTTTCCGGCTGAAAGCGTTAGGCCGGTATTGTGCGGGGACAGCGGATTCAGCGTCGCATACACGTTGGTCGGGCTGTCCTTCAGCACGTCGGTGGCGGCAAAGCCGGTCGGCGTCCAGTGATTGCCCTTGCCGCTGTAATCGGTGCCCAGGCTGGCGCTGCTCCACGGTTTGCCCAGATAGAAGCCGTTGGTGCCGAAATCCACGTTCTGCACCGACTTGGGCCGCCAGGATTTGGTCGTGGGGTCCAGAGTTCCGAAACTATCCGGTCCAACCCCCGCACCGTCGATCAGATAAAAATCGGCAAGCTGCCCATCACAGAAGCTGCCATTTGCGTCGATATCAGTCTGGTTCACCCAGCCCTGATCCCAATACCGTCCAACGAACTGCCGAATATTCGCCTTATTGACATCGGTGTCGTGTCTCCCATTCGAGATGACACCACCGCTCTGGAATGCGGTTTCACGCACGCCATTGATATAAATACGGACCCGATCTTCCTCCACCGAATTGGCCAAATCGACGTTGACCACAAGGTGATACCACGCACTGGGATCGGAGCACCGACGCACAGTGGTACGGACGAAGTAAACGGGGGGATTATCGCCCCATCCATGACAGGCCGCGTTGATACTCCCGTTGACATCAACTCTGATTTTGAAGATGTGTCCGTAATCTGCTGCTTGGCGGCTGTCCCGATAGGTGGAAAACAGGTACATATCTTTCTGTATGGCCCCACGCCGGAACCACTGGGAAACGGTGAACAACTTGCTGTTTCCCGGCACACTCGGCGTCCGGCTGAGATACTGCCCCCCTCGGAACAGCAGTGAGTTTTCGATGGAATAGGCGGCCTTGCGGCCGCCTCCCAACATCATGGTGTCGCTGAGCATGGATCAGGCCTCCACGTCGTTATAGGCGTATTCGATGCGGCTGGTGCTGCGGACGTGATAGTCGATGCGGCCATAGCCGGTGATGTCCGACGGCGAGCCGGTCTCGCCCACGCGCTTCCATAGGGTGCCCATATTGGTGATGGCATGGCCGTTCGGGACGATGCCGATGGTGCCCTTCTGGCCGACCACGCCGGTCAGAACCGGATTGGCGAAGGTGATGTCGGCAGTCAGGGTCAGGTCGAAATTCTGGGCCTGGGTGAAGTCCAGCACCACCGAACCGCCGGCCTCGACGGCCTGCACGGCCTGGGAACGCTGCGGCTTCTGCCAGTCCTGGGCGACAGTCAGATAGGCGACGTTGTCCAGGCCCAGATTGTGGCGGGCCAGCGGGGCATCCACGTCCGACAGGTTGTTGACCTTCAGCACCGCACCGGCGGACAGGGTGCCAAGCGACGCGGTCAGGGTGGCGATGGCGTTGTTCAGCGAGGTCTCGGCCGCGGCGATGGCGTCGGTCACGCCCAGATTGGCACGGGCGAGAGCCTTGTCGGCCACGTCCGACAGATTGGCCGCCTTGAGCAGGGCGGTGTCCGACAGGGTATCCAACGACGCCTGAACGGCGGCGATGGCGGTGTTCAGCGACGTCTCGGCCGTGGCGATGGCGGCGGTCACGCCCAGATTGGCACGGGCGAGATCCTTGTCGGCCACGTCCGACAGGTTGGCCGCCTTGAGCAGGGCGCTGTCCGCCAGGGCGTTCAACGAGGCCTGAACGGCGGCGATGGCAGTGGTCACGCCCAGATTGGCGCGGGCGACTTCCTTGTCGGCCACATCCGATAGGTTGGCGGTTTTCAGCAGGGCGCGATCCGACAGCGAGGCCAGCGAGGCGTTCAGCGCGGTGACGGCGTTGGTCAGCGAGGTTTCGATGGTCGCGACGACCGCGCTGATCCCCAGGTTGTTGCGGGCGGCGGCCTTGTCGGCCACATCGGACAGATTGCCCGCCTTGGACAGATACAGGCCGTCGGCCACCGTCTGATTGAAGGTGTTGAGGCCGCTGTCGATGCGCAGCTTCTGCACGCCGCCGTCCTGGGTCTCGGTGGTCAGGGTGACATTGGCGCCCGCCACCAGCTTGTCGGCAAGATGGCCGAAGGTGGAATCGTCCACGGTGACCGAGACGCCACCGCGATAGCGCAGCGACACCTGCTCGCCGCTCGCGGGCGGGGCGTCGAACACCACCTTGCCGCCTTCGGGGCAGGCGGCGCCGACGATGTTGAAGCCCTCGGCGCGGATGGCGCCGCCGACACGCACTTCCAGGGCGGTTTTGGCCGGGATGAAGAACGGGAACGAGAACGAGACGGTTTCGCCGTCGCCGCTGTGATTGATCTTGCTGGTCATACTGTGTCCTTTCACGAAAAAAGCCGCCGGAACCATTCCGGCGGCTTGGAAAAACGGGGATCGGGCGACAAGGATCAGTCTTCGTCCTCGTCGTCCTGAAGATGACCGAGGGCGCGGCGGGCCTGCCCCAGCAGATCCTCCAGCCCGTCCTCGGCGGGTTCGGCGGGCACGGTCGGGCCATCGGCCCACCGCACCAGCTTCACCAGGGTCTCCACATGGGCCAGGGCCGCCTTGGCCGCCGCGTGCCAGGCGGCAAAACCCTTGGCATCGGTGGGCGGTTCCTCGGCGGAGAAGCGGTGGTAGCCGTCCAGGGCGGCATGCACACGCGGCGACAATTGCGTCCGAACCGCCACGCGCAGGGCGTCCGTTTCCTCGGACATGCCCTTCCCCGCTACAGCACGCCCAAGGCGGCCTTGGCCGCGCGGGCCTCGTCCACACATTGGGCGACATAGGCCAGCACCTCGGCATCGCCGGTCCGCAGGGCGCTCAGTTCGTCCTCGACCGAGTAACGCTCGCGGATGCGGATCTGGCAGGCGCGATCGATCTCGCGGACGGCGATCAGCGCACGGCGCACGCCGTCCGCCAAGCGCTCGGAATGCACCCGCAGCCCGGCGGCGACCGGAACCGCCATGCCGTCGGGCAGCGACAGATACCGCCGTCCCTCCACATCACCGAGATGCAGGGGAAAGGCCGGAGCCTCGGTGGGGAAGGCGACAGGGGTTTCGATGGGAAAGGAAATCAGGGTCGGCATTTCACACCTCGCGTCAGAACAGGACTTCGCACAACCGGGCTTCCAGGTGCGGATTGCCGCTTTGGTTGCCCAGGCTGTAATTGGAATTTTCACCGGCCGCCCAGACCCGGCCGTCGGCGGTCAGCACCCACAACCTGCCGGACGAGCTGTAGCCCCCGGTGGTGTAATCGACGATACCCATGGTCGCGGTGCCGCCCGCCCCCGCCAGAGGCGTGAAGCGGCTGCGGGAAGAGGCATCGCCAACCCCCAACTGGCCGTAACCGTTGTAACCGGCTCCCCACAGGCGGCCGTCACTGTCCTGCATCACCGCGAAGACATAGCTGTTGGCGCCGCATTGGCCGCCACCAGCCTTGACCCGCACCACCTTGCCGTCGAAGGATTGGCCCAACACCTGAACCGGCACCGTGCGGTTGACGGTATCGCCCAGCCCCAACTGGCCGTAGCCGTTGTAGCCGCAAGCCCACAGCCGCCCCTTGGTATCGACGATCCACAGGCTGTCGTAATAGCCGCCGAACAATTCCACATCGGCAGGGGTAAAGGCGGCGGTTTCCAGCTTGACGAAGGCTGGCCGCATCGTGGTGTCACCCAGGCCCAGCGCCCCCTGGCCGTTCCAGCCGCACACGTACAGCCCGCCGTCGCTGGTCAGAACCACGGCATCACCCACATAGGTGGAACTGTAATTGCCGGCGGTGCAGGCCACCTTGACCACCTTGGTGATATTGGGCACCAGGGTCGGGGCCAGACGGGTGACGGTATCGCCCAGGCCAAGCTGCCCAGTGCCGTTGTAACCCCAGACGTACAGGCGGCCGGTTTCGTCCACGGCATAGACCGAGCACATGTCCTGGGCGCTGGCGTACAGCTTGGTGATGCCGGTGATGGTGCCGCAGCGCACCGGCACCGAGCTGTTGGCGGTGGTGCCGTTGCCCAACTGGCCGTAGGCATTGTAGCCGCAGCCATAGACCCGGCCATCGGTGGTACGGAAGAACACAGCACCGGCGGAAACGGAATTGCCGCCTTCCCGCGAAACCACGATCTCGGCGATGGAGATGCCCTGCTGTACGAACCAATTGATCTGGGTGGCCACCGCCCGGTTGACGCTGTCGCCCTGGCCCAACTGGCCGTAGGCGTTGCCGCCCCAGGCATAGACACGCCCCGCGCTGTCGAGAGCGTAGGAACTGTGGTAGCAACTGGCGACCTGCTCCAGGGGCAGGACCGGCGGATTAACGGGATCGAAGGCCACCGTCTGCGGATTGGCCAGATGGTTGTTCCCGTAATCGCCCGCCGACAGAACCGTGGACGCGCCCCACATCTTGACGGAACCGTCGGTCATGATCACCGGCAGCGCGCCATAGGACACCGAACTTCCCAGCGGGTTGTAGGCCAGCTTCCGCACACCGGCGCCAACGCGCGACGGCGACGACAGCCAGACGGGCAGATCGTCGCGCACGCCGAGAAGCTGACCGGACTTGCCCACCGGCACGCTTTGCACATCGGAACCGTCGAACGTCAGCAGGTCGCCCTTGCGCGCATAGGCGGACAGGGTGCCACGCGCCGTCACCAGCCACTTTTCGGGATGGCTGGCCGGGCTTTCCCCGGCGGCGGCGGCGGTCAGGCAGCGATAGGTGCTGCCCTGGAACGTCACCACGTCACGCGGCGCGTAACTGGCGAGGTCGGAGAACAGGCCGCGTTCGGCATAGCCGAGGCGGCCCAAGGTCACATCGATCATGGCAAGGTTTCCCTTCAGGCGTTGAGGTGAAGATGCAGGGTGGTGTCGTCGTCCAGGACCAGTTCGGCCCCGCTGGGCAACATGGTCACGGCGTCGAAGGCCGTGGGATCGACCGGCCCGTCTTCCACCAGGGACAGGCGCAAGGTGTCGGTCGCCGGATCGAAACGCAGCCCCGCCAGCCGGTAACTGATCCCCAGGGCGTCCTGGGCCAGCCGAGCGAAGTCGCGGGCCGCCGCCGACTGGCTGATAGCCTCGGCCTGGGCGGCGGTGGCGGCGGCAGCATCGCTTTCCACCTGCCGGGACAGTGCCTGAACCACGGCGACGGCGTTCTCGACCACCACCACGGCATCGGGATCGACCGTGCTGTTGACCAGCCCGCTGCCATCGTCGTTCCATTTCAGCGCCCGCCCCGCCTGGGGCTCGGGCAGGCTGAGATCGGCGGTGGCGCGGCTGGTGAGCGGCCGTTTCAGGCAGCGCGACACGTCGTCAGCCACCTGCTGTACCGCCGCCACCTGGTAATCCAGTTCGTCGTTCAGGGTCTTGGCACGGATGATGCCGTCCGCCTGGAAATCGCTGGTGCGTTCCAGCGCCACGCGGCGGCGCAATGTCAGGCTGCTGCCCTGGGGCGGTGGCACCGCGAACAGCACGCTGCCGCCGCCCGAGATGCCCGCCCCCGAAACCGCGAAGCCGCCATTCACCCGGATGCCGTCCTGCCAGACCTCAAGGTCGGTGGCGCGGAACACCACGAACGGAAAGATGAAGGCGGCCTGGACGCCGTCGCAGACATATTGGATGCGCGGCGCCACGTCGTTGATCTGTAGATGTTCGGTCACGATATGTTCTCCCGTTAACTGGCGACCTTCATTTCGGTCGCGACCGCCAGCACGGTGCAGGGCAACGGCACGTCCTGGCTGATGCGCCACAGCGGCTGAAAGGCATCGCGCCGCCAGCCGATGGCCCGGATCTGCACGTCGCCGGAAAAGACCGGCGGCGCGGCGTCGAACTGATGGCGGCCGAAGCGGCGGAAGGGGATGGCGGTCAGCCCCTTGCCGGTGTCGATGTACAGCGCCCTGGTGTCGAGCAGGCGGAAATGCGCCCGGATCAGGCGCATGACCGCCCCCGGCCCGGCGCCGCTTCCCTCTTGCACCACCGGCGGCAGCGGGGCGATTTCATGGGTGTAGGGCAGGCCGACCTGAACCACCTTGGCCGGTTCCCGCAAGGTGATGGCGCCGCCCGAAACCACCGCGTTCTCCAACGCGCCGCCATCGGCCAGGATGCGCACAGCGCAGCCTTCCAGATGGTCCAGCCCCCGCCAGGTGGCCTTGGCCTCGGTGGCGCTGCCGGTCATGGCGGCATCCAGCGACAGGCCGTCATCGAAGCACTCGATCATGGTTGCGCCCGCCCGTTCCACCAGCACATAGACCTCGCCCTCCACCACCGCCACCGAGCGGAAGGCGCCGTCAGTGGCGTGGCGGGTCCAGGCCGTGACCTTTTCGGTGCGGTAGATGGTCACCGTCCCCAGCGAACCGTCGCCCATCACCACATGGAACAGGCGGCGGCGCGAGTCGTAATCCTGGTCCACCGGCTGCACCATCAGGTGCTTGGCCAGCATGGCCAGATCGGTGGATTGATAGGCCTGCTCCACATCGGCATACAGGAACTCGCGCAGGTCAGTGCCGCCGCGCGACACGTACAGCGTCGCGCCGTCCACGTCGCGCGGCGGCACCTGGCGGTCCACCGGCGAGCCGACACGGGTCTGACGGGTCAACTGGATCTTGGACGGCGTCAGCGGATCGCCCGATACCATCCATTCGGCGCCCGAGGTGAACACCTGGAGATGACGGCCCGAGAACACCGCGCGGATGGCGTTGACCTGATCGGACAGCAGAGCAAATTCGATGGCCTCGTCATCCTCGCCATCGCCCAGGTCGAAATTGAACAAATCCGAGGATTGCGACATCCACAGCCGGTTCGGCAGATCGCGCGAACCGCCGATCACCAGCCGGTCCTGATGGAAACAGACCGATACCGGCCAGCCGCGCAGGCTGGAAAACGCCTGTTCCTCCCAATCGGTGGTGGCACTGGTGTCCACCAGACTTTGCCTGGTCTCCGCCGTAGCCGAGGTCGCCGAGGCGATGGCGGTAATCTCCACTTCCTTCTGCTTGAGGCGGAAGCGCTTGCCCACATGCCCGGCCTGGAACACCGAGGCCGAGGCGGTCAGCGTCACCGAGCCTGACGTGGCCGACGCCTGAAGCGTCACGTCATCCTCGGCGAATTTGTGGCTGGGCTGATAGATCACGCCATCCTTGGCGTAAAAGCTCCACTCGACGATGGTCCAGTCGCTGTGCGACGTGCGGGTGATCTTGCGTGGGCTGACCTCGGGATGGACCACCAGCAAGGTGTCGGCGGTCTGGCTCCAGCGCAGTTGCGGCAATTGCGCGGCGGTCCACGGGCTGGCGAAATCCGCCACCTGCACGCCATCGGCATAGACGTCCACATGGCCGTCGCTCAGCACCAGCAGATAGGTCTGCTCGGTGTTGAATTCGAAGGCGATCAGACGGCCGGGGCCGCGCGCCGTGCCGATATGCCGCAGCCCCGGACGGCGCGACACGCCGCCCACCGGGGCGATCACCACGTTGCGCAGACGCATCGCGCCATTGGCGTAGGCGGTCAGATCGCCGCGCCCCAGCATGTCCATGCTGAGTTCGCCCGCGGTGAAATTGGTCTTGGTCATCGTGATGGTCATTCTATCTCTCCCCCTCAGGCGCCGGGCGCAGGCATCCGCCTGCTTGGCTCACGCGCGCATCGGCGCGCGGGCCCTCAACGGGCCAGCATTCACGCTGCGCGCTCATGACCGCACCTCCACCAGCGGGAAGTCGGTGATGGCCTGGGGGGTGTCCTGCTGGCCGTCGGCCAGCTTGGCGCGGCGGAATTCGTCCTCGGCCAGCTTGTACAGCAGCTCGGCGCGGGTCGAACTTTCGGTCAGCGGGATGCAGAACTCGGCAGCCAGCCGGGCGATCAGCGCCTGATCGAAGAACGGCGGAAACGACAGCTCGTCCGGCCGGAACACATAGGTCAGAACGATGTCGTCGGCATCGCAATGCAGACGGCTTTCGGCGATGCGGTAGGGCACGCCATAACCCTGGCCGCCGATGCCCGCCGACAGCGCCCGCAGGAAATCGGCGGGCAATTGAAAGGCGTTGGCGTAATCGGCCAGCGGCGACGCCGCCAGACGCGGCAGGCTGATCTGGCCGGTGGCGAAGTTCCACGGATGGGCCGACAGCAGCGCGTCGCGCAGCGGCGGATACAGATTGGCCGCCACCTCGGATTCTGCCGAGCCCTCGTCGAACGAGGCGATGGTGGCGGCACCGATTTTCAACAGCGCGCGTGAACACAGCGCGATGGCGGACAATGCCATGGCGGGAACTCCTGTTCTGGATGGAAAGAGGGAAGATCAGGCGTCAATCAGACGGCGGCCTTGCCACCAGCCTTGTTTGAGACCGTCGCGCAGGATGGCCTGAAGGGCGAAGGCCCCATACGTGCCGTCCACGAACGACGCCCACGGCCCCATGTTCATGAAGCGCAGATCGATGTTTCCGGCGTCGGGCCAGTGGACCAACTGGATGGGGGTGCCACAGAAATCGACGCGCACATGGTGGGGATTGTTCCCCGCCGCGGGCATGATCTCCAGCGACAGGCCGCGTTCCACCGCCAATCGGTTCAGCGCCGCGAACAGGTCCGAGACAAACAACTGCTCACCCTGCGGCGCGCGACCGATGCGGCCGGGGCTGCGCAGACAGAAATCGACCGGCCGAACTCCGGCAGCGGCCAAATCGAGAATCCGGCGTAAGGCGGCATTCAATCCCTCGCCCAGGTCATTGACCATGAACGACACTTGCCCCAGCGGTAATCCCGCCGCCACCATGCCATCGAGCGCGGCCGCTACCTTCGAGAACACCTTGGCACCGTGATAATTCGGCCCATGCAGCGACAGCGAAGCACTGTGCAGACCCCCAGCCATCAAGGCCGAAAGGCGGTCCCGATCAGCCAGACGGACACCGTTGGTGTAGATGGATGGCACCTTGCCACCAGCGCGGATTCCTTCCAACACCTGCGGCAGATCGTCGCGCATTGTCGGTTCCGCCCCCATCAGGCAGACATGACGGGTCGGTGCCGCCAATGCCTTGGCCACCACCCAATCGGCGGAACGGTCGGGGCGGGAATTGTCGGGCTGGTGATAGCAATGGGCGCACGACAGATTGCAACGATCCGTCACCTCGACCAGCGACATCTGACCATAGGCGTCGACAGAGAACCCGCCCCCGCTTTGCTGGCAGGCCCGCCAGAACGCCGCGTCGCGTTCCACCATGGTGACGGTTTCGCCGTGGACCGGGCAGGTCTTGCGCATCATCACGGCACCGCCGTCGATGAACAGTCGCGCCTCGATCTCGCGGTAACAGGTGGAACACAACGAAGCGGTCGCGGTCATTGCTCAGAACCTCCAGAAAGCACACAGGCCGGTTCCCTAAGGAAACCGGCCTGTGTGGAACGCAACGGATCAGCGGGCGTTGGCCGCGCCGATCTGGGTCATGTCGTTGACGTCGACCACGCCGGACGCCGCCTGCGAGACCAGGAACAGACCGGCCTTGGGGGTGGCGGCGGTCTCGACGTTGGCGATGATGATGTCGCCGACGCGAAGCATGTCGGCGGCGGCGTTGAAGTAACCGGCGCCGTCGACGGTGTCGGCGGCATCGGCGGTGGCGTAGTGCCACAGGGTGAAGCCGTTGGCATAGGCCAGCACCGACAGGTCCTTGGACTGATAGGCCATGGAAGGATTCTCCTTACGATTCGAGGCAGCGCAGGCTGACGATGCCCGCCGGGTCGATGAGGGCGGCGCCCTGACTCATCATGTTGTTGATGAACCAGGCGGCGCGGTCGCCGTGATAGGTGATCTCGGACTTCACTTCCGAGCCGATGGCGTGGCCGATGGCGGTCTTGTGGAACCAGAAGCAGCGGCGCACGTTGCCCGACTTGGTCAGGCCGGAATGGGGCATCCACAGGGTGCCCAGCCAATGCTTGGCCTGGGTGCCCTTCCACGGCAGATCCTCGGAACCGACGTAATCGGCATCCGAGAATTCATCGATCTGCAACAGTTCCGACCATTGCTTCCAGCCGACGATGGCGGTGCGTTCGCCGTCATCGGGGACGTCGGCCTCGCCCAGCATCTCGAAGGCGGCCAGCACCTTTTCCTTGGTCAGGCCGGTGGTGGCGTCCAGCGCGTGGTTGGTGGACTTGTCCAGCTCGGCGATGATCAGCTCGTCGGTCTTGCGGCCCAGCGCATAGGCACCGGCGTTGACCAGCACGGCGCGCTCGTCGTGCTCGATCTTCAGTTCGTCCAGCTTGTCCAGCCAGTCGCCAGCGTAATAATCGTACAGCTGGCATTCCACGGTCTGGTGATCGACGTTCATCACCGGCACCTTGCCGTGACGGGCCTTGGTGCTGGCGGCGCCCTTGCCCACCTTCTGGAATACGGCGATGGCGCCGGTCACGTTGTTGCGGGTGCGCACGGTGTTGCGCAGCTTGGAACCCTGGCGCTGGAAGGCGGCATGCACCTGGGCGCCGTAATCCTTGGAATAGCTGTTGATCACGGAAACGGACATGATTGCGATCCTTTGATTGTATTTAGAGGACGCCCAACGCCGCCCGGTTCTGGCCCAAGGGCCGCCGCGCGGAACAGGCAGGCGCCCGCCGGGCCGGGCGGCCCGGTTCTCCGGCGGACGCAAAGTCAAGAAAGGCAAGGGTGCCGCCCTTCGCGCCGCCGAGAGGAAAGGCGCGCGAAGGGCGGCGGCGCTCGACGGCGGTAAAACCGGCCGGAGCGCCAAGAGGTCACGAAAATTCCCGCTGTCGCGTGCGGGGAAAATGGTTATGATCAGCGGCACTATTTCCCCGGGCGGCAAGGGATTCAGGGAACGTCATGACCGAGACTGTGCAAGCCACTCGTTCCACCAGCGGCACGCTGCGCACCGAACGCATTGAAGCCCGCGCCAGCGCGTTGTTGTCCGATTGCCGCCGGGCGTTCCACGCCTTCGGCGAATTGGACGAGTTGGCGGAAAACCTGCGAATCCTGTCGCTGAACGCCGAACTGGCGGCCGGCCGCGCCGGTGACAAGGGCCGCGCCGTGCGCGCCCTGACCCAGTACACCCGCGAACTGGTCAACCGTCTGGCCCAGATCCGCGGCGAGATGAACCAGCAGCGCGTCCGCACCGACGCCCTGTCGGAGCAGATCGAAAGCGAGCTGAAGCACCTGCGTGAGATCGAGGAAAGCTCGGGCAGCGATAATTCCACCTTCGCCGACACCATGAAGTCGCTGGTGGAAAAGCTGGACGTGCTGTCCACCAACGTCGAGGACCTGTCGCGCCGCGCCCATGGCGTCGAGGAGGTGGTGAGCCAGTCCGACTCCATCGCCACCAACATCGCCATCGAAGCCGCCGCCGCCGGTGTCCACGAAAAGGAATTCCGCACGGTGTCCGACACCATGCGCCGCTACGTGGACGACCTGCGCAAGATGATCGACGAAGCGTCGGATTCCGTGCGCCGCGCCCTGGAAAAGACCGAGTCGCTGCGCCGCCTGGGCGTCGAGAACCTCAACGACCTGCGCCGCTGAGACACCCCGTTCCGAAAGCCCCTCTTCCGCCAGGCGGGAGAGGGGCTTTCTTTTTGCCCTATTCGCCGTACAGACGGCGGAAGCCCGACGACACCTTGTCGATGAAGGCGGGGTCGCGCTGCTTCCAATAGCGCGGGTCCTGCATCATGCGCTTCAGTTCTGCCTCGTCCGGGGCTTCGTCCTTGGGTGCCGCCGCCTTGCCTAGGCCGGGCTCACCCGAGGCCATCATGCGTTCCATGGCCATGACGCCTTCGGGGGAACGGGACAGCGACTGGTAAACCTCGTCCGGCAGGTTGGCCTTGCCCCAGGCCGAAACCTGACGGGCGGTTTCCGACCAGCGGGCGTCGCCGCCGTAATGGTCCTTCAGCCGGTCCAGGTGACGGCGCATGTCGTATTCGCTGGCCATATTGGACATGGCGGGCAGCATGCAATCATGGGCCAGATCATAGACCAGCTGCGCCTGCTCCGGGGTGAACCCAGCAGCGTGCAGGCGGCGGTTGACCTCGGGATCGGGGCTCAGCAGCTCGTGGCGGCTGGCGATCTGGTAGCCGTCGGGACTGTCGGGCACGCCCAGGGCGCGGTGAAAGGCGCAGCGCTCCTCGTCGGAACAATCGGCGCCCGGCACCCGCACCATGGAATGCATGCGGCGTTCAAGTTCCAGATAGGCGCCCAACAGGGCATCGGTCCGCACCGCGCCGGTACGCGGATCGCGGAATTTTTCCGGGATGGCGGGACCGCCCAGCTCGGGTTCCTGGGGGTCCAGGGAATCTTCGTACATCATTTGTTCCAACTCCTAGACATGAAGGCCGCCCTCGCGGCCGGTGCGGATCAGGGATTGCAGGTGCAGCACCAATTGGCGCTGCCCTTCCAGGCTGCGCAAGGCGGCGTCGGACGCATCCGGCCCCAGGCAGCGTTCGGTGGTGATCTGGGTCAGATAGGCCAAGGCGGTCTCGCCGTCGGCGCCGCTGAACAGGCGGGCGAACAGCCGCGCCAACCGCTGGCGCTGATCGTCGCCGGGCGAGGCCTGCGGCGGGTCGAACCACGTCCAGCCGGGATCATTGGCCATTGCCGCCCCCCGCGCTGGGCTGAACCATCAGTTCCGCCGGGACATTGAACACCCGGCCCAGCCAACGCGCCGCCGCCGCCGCATCCACCACCTGCGCCCCGGCCGGCCCCAATTGCGCCAGGGACGATAGCCAGGTCAGGGTGTTCATGGCATCGCGTTGCGCCTGGTTCTGGGCCAGCGGCGATTTGTACTGCAAATCCACAGAGTGACCGTCCACCAGCAGATCGGGGATTTCCCCCCGGCGGCGCAGGATGGCCACCGCCCGCAGGATCAGCGGCGTCAGCAATTCGCATTGCAGACGGCCATAGGTGGCGCCCAACAGGCGGGCCATTTCCGCCGAGCGTTCCAGTACCTCGGTGGCGGTCATGCGCGGGGCGTCGGGCTGGCCCAGCTTGTCGGCCAGCAAGGCATGACGGATGCGGCCGCGCAGATCGTCCAGCACCAATTGCGAGATGTCGAACCGTCCCGGCGCGTCCAGCGGCTTAAGACCCGCCGAGCCCACCGCCTTGGGGATGATGGTGCCGGGCACCAGCTTGATGTTGGCGGGATTGAGCACGCCGTCGTCATCGGCCTGCCAGATGCCGGTGACGGCGATGGTGGCGTTCTTCAGCACCAGCTCCACCACCTTGTTGGCGGTCTTGATGTCGGGCAGCGCCTTCATCACCGGCGAGCGGCCATAGGTTTCCCCCGGCGCCTTCAGCCAGCGGAAATTGATGAACGGACTCAGTTCGAAACGCCCCTCGGCCAGCAGCGCCTCGTCGCTGTCGGCCTCGTCCTCCAGCACGGCGGCGTAGCGGTAGAAATGGCCGTTGGCGGACGGCACCACCGCTTCGACCACGGCGATACGCAAATCGGGATCGTCTTCGGCCTTCTTGATCAGGCTTTGCGGCGGCGAGGCGGCGGGATAGCGGGTGCGCAACGCCGCCAGTGTCAATTCCGAGCGGCGGAAGGTGGTGTCCAGGCGTCCGTCCACCCCCTCCTCCATCACCACCTGTCCCAAAGGCACGGCGGTGAAGCGGAAGGCCGAGGGTTCGCCGGGCGGCGCTTCCTCGAACAGCAGCGAGGCGGTGCCGCCGGTGACCACGTCCAGATAGCATTGGTGCATTTCCACCGCGAAATTAGAGCGGTCGAAATGGGATTGCAGCACCGCCCCCACCCGGTCGAGTACCGCCGCCGCCTGATCCCGTTCCTCGGGCGACAGATCGGCACCGGCCGTCAGACCGAACCATTGCGCCCAGGGCGGCGTCAGTTCCGACAACAGGCTGGCCGCCAACTGGTCCACCGCATCGGGCGCGGTGCCATCGAACAGGCGGTCGCCTTTCTTCTCGCCGGGGACCGGCTGGTGCAGAACCGCGTCGCGCAGCGGCAGGGCGTAATCGTAGCATTCCTGCCAATGGGCTTCCCAGACCGAGCGGCGCTGCCGCGCCTTGGCATAGCGCTTGAGCAATTGCCCGGGATCACGGTCCGGCCCCAGCAGACCGCCATCAATGACGGAGATGTCGGCCATGGTCATTCCCCCAGCAGGGATTTGGTGGTGGCGCCGCCCTTGGGCGCCGCCGGGTCCAGCACGCCGCGTTCCGAGGTGGCGACCATGCCCGCGCGGCCACGCCGGTTGCGGGCCATGACCTCTTCGCGTTGCTTGCGCGCCTCCGCGTCGGGATCTGTGGTGACGACCGGTGGGGTATAGGCGGGCGCAGGCGCCGAGCCACCGAAGAAACCGCCCATGGAGAACCTCCATTATAGGAATTTACAGATACGCCCACCGCAAACGGAAAAACCCGGCAAGAGCTTTGCTCTGCCGGGCTTTTGACGCAGTTCTGGCGTTGATGAAAATGACTATATGCCCCGCACCCCCAGCCCGTCAACCATAAAAGTTCCCTTTTTGTTCAGATGACGAAAAAGTTGCCACGGGGTCAGCACGAAACCGGCCCGAATTCCCAGGACACGCTTGACGCACTCGACGCAGGAGTAGGGACGAATCGGAAGCACTCTCCGGTTAGGAGAAACAAATTGCACCTCTACGACCAACATACCTTGCTGCTGATAATGCATGACCGGATCAAATTCCTTGATGAAAGGAACATGTGCAACGGCGGTATAGTGGGACAGCGGATCAACCACCACCCAGCCGGAGGCGCATTCCAGCACCACGAAGCAATGCCGGAACCCCGGCCGCAACCAGCGCAGCCACCACAGATCGGCCTGTCCGCAGAACACCACCAGGGCGCGGTGCCAGCCGGGAACCACGTCGGGCGCACTCATGCCACGATCCCCTTGCGCCGCAAGGTCGGCGTCAGGCGGTCCAACGCCTCACTCCAATCCGCCGCCTCGGCACAGGTGTCTCCAGCCCAGGGATCAGGCGGGTTCAGACGGCATCCGAAGCGGCCAAGCACCGCGATATGCCGCTCGCCCAGAACCTGATTGCGGCGTAGGAACAGCACGGCACGATAGATGTCGTCCGGGTCGCAGGGCCGCCCCACATCCCCCTGATCGGCAGTAAAGCGCACTCCCTCGATTCGCGCCATCTGACAGCGGGCGAACCACATCCAGGCTTCCTCGGCCGTCATGAACGGCTCGGTCGGCCGGTCGCTCAGCGGTCTTGGCACGAATTTGCCCACACGCATGACGATACCTCCACAATGAGAACATCTAGCGAACATAGATGCCGGAATCTCGGGCATTGAGTCAAGGGTGATAGGCTGATATTCCTGCTGACCTGAACCAGCGATTGCGAGACGATCTTCCCATGCTGAAGCACGCTGACATCTGGGCCGCGCTCGACGCCCTGGCCCGTGACCATGGTCTGACCGCATCCGCACTGGCGCGCCGCGCCGGACTGGATCCGACCACTTTCAACAAGAGCAAGCGCATCACGCGTGAGGGCAAGCCGCGCTGGCCATCCACGGAAAGCGTGTCCAAGGTGCTGGACGCCACCGGCGCCACCCTGTCCGACTTGCTGAACCACATCGGTGAACCGCCGCCGCGTAACGGCGGCTCCCAATTGCCGCTGATCGGCTTTGCCCAGGCGGGCGACCGCGGCTATTTCGACGATGCCGGCTATCCGGTCGGCGGGTCGTGGGACGAGATCCCGTTCCCGGAAGTGGGCGACCCCAATGCCTATGCCCTGGAAGTGTCGGGCGACAGCATGGAGCCGCTGTACCGCGACGGCGACCGCGTCATCGTCTCGCCCGCCGCCTCGGTGCGCCGGGGTGATCGGGTGGTGGTGCGCACCGTCGAGGGCGAGGTGATGGTCAAGCAATTGATCCGCCAGACCGCCAAGCGCATCGAATTGGCCTCGCTGAACCCCGCCCATCAGGGCCGCAGCCTGGCCACCGAGGAAGTGGCCTGGGTCGCCCGCGTGCTGTGGGCCAGCCAGTAGTTCCTCGACTTTTTGTTCGCATTATGTTCTAATGGCGCCATGATGCTCGACCATCGTGACGCCCTGGAACGCCGCTATGACGGCCCCATCCCGCCCGCCGACCCCGCCACCATTCCGGCGGCATCGGCGTTGCGCGCCCGGCTGTTCCAACGCATGGCCGACGACCATCGCGCCCAGACGGCGAAACACCGCCGCCGCTTATCCGCCGTATCGGCCTTGACCGACACCCGACTAGACCGCCTGCAACGGGATTTGCACCTGTCGCGCAGCCTGGGCGTGGCGTGGCGGAACCGCTGA